TACAGCGTAAGTCAGAGATACTCCCCGTAAGGTATCAGGTCTATCCGCACCCCTAACGTATATCCTAGCCCCGTTTATCAGGGTAATGTCTAAGTTATTAACGTGACTGCTCTGAATAACCTCTCTGCCAAGGTCTAACAGTAAGTCCCAGATAATCTGTCTTGATTGCCCCATAGTAGGAGACACATAAAGAACCGCAGACCCTTGTGGACATTTGAGTCCTTCAATCAGTAGGGTCACTGCCGCCATCCTAGACTTACCGCACCTACGCCCAGCAGCCACAACCTTAAACCTCGTTTTATCGGCAAAAACTTGCTGTTGCCAAGGGAGAAGGGAGAAGTTGAGGTCAGCCATATTTAGCCTCTACATCTGTTGGGCTTGTGTTTAGGTCTGTCTCGATAATCGTAGGCTCTTGACCCAAGCCAGTGATATTGATAGTAACTGCTGACCTTTGACTCTTATCCTTCTCAAACATTGAGATCGGTAGTGTTCTGTCAATGCACATCTTGAGCGCTGCCATCTGGCCTGGGTGGTCATCATTGAGCGCAATGTCAATTACCTTCTGCGCTACATCCTTACCACCAGACCGGATCATTAACTCCTTGAGTTCCTTGAGGCGCTGGTGATCCGTCTTGGGCAATACCTTGGGTGGGTTGTTCGCATAGCGCTGAATGGTCATCTTGACCGAACCCTTGGGGCGACCAGGCTTTTTCTTTCTTTCTTCGGTTGCAGGGGTGAATTCCACTTTTTTCCTTTCGGGAAGATGGGTTTGGGCAATTGTAGTCCATTTCGCTTTTTCGGTGGGTGGGGTGTACCTACAATTATCACAGCGAGGCCGACCCCCTCCCCCCCCATGCAAAAACGCCCAAAACCAAGGGTTTTCCCGATTCTACTTAATACGATGACCATTATGTTAAGTTGACGCAAAGATATCCACAGATATTTTAATACTTTGTTTGTACTCAGCAAGTTATCCACCGCAAACTGTGGACAACTTTAACAAGACCCTTGTGGATAACTGGGTTCGGGCGGGGAAAATCGGGGCGGGAGAAAAAAGGGAAAGAGGCGGATGGTGCATTCCACGCATACCTGCATACCAAACTGTATTCAAAACTGCATACCAAACTGTATACACTTTTGTGTACCGAAAATTTGTGAGGAATAGCCAAACTATCAAACCAGTTTAGGAATGCTCTCTAGACGCATCAAAATCCTCTGTATCGCTCTCAGACGCTTCATCCGTACCATTGCCTACCTGTATGCAATCAAAGCTCTTGTGCGGTCTAAAGCCTTGCATCCATAAAAATGAATAAACTTCAAGCAAATGATGAAAGCCAGCGGACATATCGCCACGGCCTGCGTGAACCAAAATCTTTTTCTCTGCGGGCTTTAGGATGCGCTGAAAGTATTTTGACTTTGGGTTAGCTGGTCTACCTACAGCCATAACAACCCCCAAAAAAATGGGTACTCACGCCCGAAGGCGCTTTCCCCGAAATATGCGGCAACTGCAAAGTAGCGCACACGTTCATCTTATCACCTCAATCTCCACGGCGTACTCGCCTGGCCTGCCTGACCTTTGGACATACTGCCAATCCACCAGACCATTGCCATCATCTACGCCAAGCCAATCAGCCACGCCGTCCCTGACTGCTTTGAACCCAGACTGTAGGTTATCGCCGTCTAACTTCCTTGGAGCAACTCTGGTCAAAACCACAGTAGCCGGAAGCATCTCCAAACCAGAAGACTGAGCCACGGCAGCCAAGCTCATCCGAGTCCTCGTTCTCTGATCCCTCGTCAGCTTCGCTTTAACTGCCCAATGCAATCTCATGTTCGCCACACTAACAATTTTCATGTTCATTCTGACCTCAATCATCAGTCCACCTCAATCCATCAAAACCACCCCAAAATCCGCCGGACTGTACCGAAACCCTTTTTGTACCGAACCTGAACGTGTCTATAGACACGTTCGGTACGTTTCGGTACACCAGAGGGGGTTTGCTTCGGTACATATCGGTACGTTTCGGTACATTTCGGTACACGCTTCGGTACATCAAGCCTCACTACCGACTGTACCGACTTCGGTACATTTCGGTACAGTTCGGTACAACCCAGAGTTCTCCAAAACCATGTTCTTTTTAGCCAAAGCCTCAATACATTCCTTGAACCTTCTGGCATTCAGACCATGCCCTTTGGCGCTATCTCGCCACTCGTCATAGTCCACCATAGCCGCAAACCCTTCAACGCCATCACTGGCTCTTTTGACTTCAATGGCGACCAAGCAGTTCAATGCAATCCGCTGGTTGCCTGACAGGACTGTCCGCTTTTGGATGTTACCGATCAGGCCGGAGATGTCCACCGCCGTGAGATATGCGCCCCGAACTGGCGCTCCGTTCTTGTCTTGGATTGGCAAGTCAACCTGAGTGATCTGAAAGTTCTTGGGCGCAGGCATTTCTGCATCCTTCATCTTTTTGGATTCAAAGGCTATGGTTTTAGTTCCCGAATCCAACTGGCAGCGATACTCTGCATCCAGCGCACCCTTCAATGCCGTACTTCCCCGACTTCTGTCTTTATCTGCCACGCCTGAGTGGTGAACCACCAAGACACAACATTTCCAAGGTTGGCGAAGATAAACATCCAGATGCTGGATAAACGCATTCATGTCTTGGGTGGAGTTCTCATCACCGCCGTGGTTACGCGCTAGAGTGTCAATGATGATCAGGCTAGGGACAGTCCCTGCTTGCGCTGACAGCTCCTTGATGCTCTCAGCCACAACAGCCGCCTCGGTTGCATCATATAACTGCGCCGCACGGTGGCTCTTGTATAACGGCGCACCATCAAGGCTTTGCCCATTGCCCAACTGCCAAGCCTTAAACCGCCTAGCCAAGCCGTTGTGCCCTTCTCCGGCAATGTAGAACACACTGCCTTGCTTAACCTCATGCCCATGCCAGGCACGTCCAGTGGCTACGCAACAGGCCAAGTCGATGGACACAAAACTCTTACCACCGCCTGGGTCACCGAACACCTGCGCTAGGGAATCACTTTCGATGTAGTCATCCACAATCCAGTTGATCTGGCTAAGTTGTAAGTTATCTGCCCGAGTGAACTCAAACGCCAGTTTGTCCCGCATTGGGCCAGCCACGCGCTCAATCTGTTCTTTAACCGCATCAAGCCCTTGCAGGCAGTGAAGGTCATTAAAGTCTGTTGGTTTGTTGTCCACCATGTCTGACTCACCAAATTGTGGGTACACAATCTCACCAAACACCAAGGCAGCCGCCGCACGGCCTTTGGTGACACCAGGGTTGCCTTCCGTGAACTGGTCATTGTCTGCACCGATCACAATCTTTGAGCCTGGGAACATTTCTTTGGCGCTCTTGGCTACCTTGGCTAGATTCCCACAATCAAACGCCACCAACACTGTGTAGTCTGTTGCCTCATGGATTGATGCACAGGTTGCAAAACCCTCACCAATGAACACAATCTTCCGATTCCCTCGCAACTCGTAGAATCCACCCTCAATCTTGCCACCCTTCAAGAACCTTTTGTTGCCATCAGCATCAATGGTTTGATACGAAAGAATCTCCCCACCTTGGTTAATCACAGGCACAACCAACCTACCTGCCCTGTCAATCTTGATCCCATGAGCTTGAATGTGCTTCCTCACAAGGTATGGATGGTCATCACTGGCATCTGCATAAGTCCCAACCTCATCCTCTGCACGTTCCGCAGCTACGGCCTGCGAAGCCAACCTGTCAGCTTCCTTCTTGGCCTTAACATCTGCTATCCACTTGTCATGCTCAAAGCGCTCAGTGAACGACATTGCACGGCCAGTATCTGCAATCCATTTGCTCTCAAACACTGGCTCTTTCCAACAGCCGGCAATACCAACTGGCACTTTGCCACTGGTGTGCAAGATGTACCAACCATCCAATGCACCCTTCTTGGAAGAGATGTGAGACACTCTGTGAATCTCACCGTCTGCAATGATCTGATCTTTGATCAGCAACCCACTGGCCTCGCAGTGCTTCCTGAACCCCTCTTCAGGGTTGATCAAGTCTTGGCTCTCTGTTGCAACAGCAAAGCCATTAGGGAATATTGTTGTTAGGTTAGTCATTAGATTCTTTCACTGAGTATTTTCCATGCTGTTGCGGCACAAAAGGCCACCTGCCCGTTACCACAGGCGCTAAGTCTGTCCAGCCGATAGGCCACCCCATCAACCATTCGTACAGGTTCGGGTTGATTGAATGTGGAATATGTGTTCCATTCTTGATTGCATTTTTGTACGCTCCAGAGCCTCCGCAATTGCCGCCTCCGCTTGGTGTTGTTGGTGTAGGCCATTTCGAGGGGGGGGGGGCAAGTTTGGCGACAATCCAGATTCGATCCCTCTGGTGCTTTGCACCAACGTCTGCTGCTCCCACAATTCCCCATTGAGCATCAAACCCCATTTGGGCAAGATCGCACAAAACTCTGTCGAGTCCTCGAATAGTGAGCATTGGGGAGTTCTCAATGAATGCGTAGCTGGGTCGTACTTCGCAAATGACCCTTGCCATTTCTCCCCAAAGTCCTGAACGCTCTCCGTCAAGTCCTGCGCCTTTTCCTGCGGCACTAATGTCCTGGCATGGAAAACCGCCTGTGATGACATCGACTTTTCCTCTCCAAGGCTTTCCATCGAATGTGCAAATGTCGTCCCAGATAGGGAATCTAGGTAAGAATCCATCAGCTTGCCGTTGCAGTAGAACTCTGCGTGGGTAATCTTCGATTTCAACGGCGCACACTGTTCGCCACCCGAGCAAACGTCCTGCAAGGATTCCTCCTCCTGCACCCGCAAATAGTGCCAACTCATTCACGTTTGCTCCACCAACTCAGGCCAAATAGACTGCCAACTGCCCTGGCACACCATCTTGCGAGTCAGCCGCCCTTCGCTCTGCTGCTCCACTCTCACAGCCTCCCATGCAGACATCTCCCTACGCCCTGTAAGGCACTGGTAAAGATATTGCTCGTTAATGCCAACTTTTTCTGCCAGTTGTCGGCGCTCGTCTGGTGGTATTTGTGTGTTCATAGGACGCAAAGTCTAGCAGATTGCTTGAGCAATCCCGTATTAGGGAAAGCACCTACACAAATAATTTAAATATTTCTAGCAAAACGCTTGACGATACCTAGCAAACTGCTAGATAATCAATCCATGCCAACGAAATAGTTTGTTGGCATCACGCCGAAAGGCCAAAGGAAAAACGAAATGACAAACGCAACACAAACAAGCCGCAACGAATCAATGTATGGTTTTGCTGATATTGATTCTTACATTGAGTCAGTCAAAGAATCCATCACATATCAATTCACTGGTGGCAACATGGTAGTCGCTGGCCTGATGTCAGACGCACAAGAATTGATGTCTTTTGGTGACACAGAACGCGCACGCCAAACCCTCAACATTGCCAAAACCATCATGTTCAAAATCATGGATGGCGAATTGGTCGGCACACAACCTTCACGCATTTAAGAAGTAAACAACATGAACCGCAAAACAGTTTTTACTCAAGGCAACATCACCATTGTTCGTGTTCAGGACTATGGCTTCCGCTGCAATACATTGTCATCCAGTTGGGAAATCCATGTTGATGGCAAATTTCGCTGGTCTTGCTTGCGTTTAAAAGATGCCAAAAAATCCATTGCCAACAACGATTTCTCAAACTAAACCAAACGGGGCTTCGGCCCCCGAAAGCACAACATGAAACACCACAAACACTACTATTACCCCAAAGTCAAAAACGCCAGGCTAACCGCCCGCGCAGAGGCAGGGCTTGACCTTCTCACAGCCCTTGCCATTGGCATCAGCTTGGCAGCCCTTTTGGTTGCATGGTGGTCAGCATGACACAAGATGAAATCATTGAGATGGCACAAGAGGCGGGCATGGATTATTTGCAATACCTCAGCCCTGAAGCATTTGAAAAGGTTGTAGTCTTTTCCAAGCTAGTAGCACAGCATGAGCGTGAGGCGTGTGCAAAGGTGTGTGAGCAACATGGCTATGAACATTATTGCGGGAATGTTACTGACAAACTTGCAGAAACCATCCGAGCAAGGGGACAAGCATGAACCCCACACCCGCCTGCCCCCAAGGAATTATGGAGTTTGAGTGCGAAGTTGAAGGCGTCGATCTAGTTTGCCACTTGGAGTACATCCCTTCAGAACTTGGCTCACTTGACAGCGATGGCTTACTCAATGAGCCTGACTACCCCGAAAATATGGAACTGGTCAACGCCTACGTTAAGGGCACAGACGTTGACATTGGCCACTTGCTCTTGCAATACCTTGTAGACCACATCACAACCACCGCACTTGAGGACTTTAAAAATGACGATCTCTGAACTGGCAGCACAACTGCGCAAGGCCAAGCAGGCTGAAACCGATGCCAAGGCCGAACGCCTGCGCATTGAAGGTTTGATTACAGACCAGTTTGCCAAGCCCGAAAGCAACGAAGGCACGCACACTGACGAAGAGTTTACGATCACTTGGAAACTTAACCGCACGGTGAACTCTGACCAGTTGGCCGCTGACTACGAAGACTTGCCAACCAACGCAAAGAACGCATTTCGCTGGAAGGCCGAAGTTAACCTGGCATTCCTTCGCGCTCTTGCAGACATTGACCCTGCCGCCTACAACAAGGTCGCAGTATTTATCACAAGCAAACCCGCAAAACCATCTATTGAACTGAAAGACTAACATGGCATTCGATCTCTCATCCATCTCCAAAACCAAACGTGTACGCTCACCCAAAATTGTTGTGGTAGGCCAAGGCAAGATTGGCAAGACCACCTTTGCCGCCATGGCGCCTAACGCCATTGGCATCCTGACCGAAGACGGCGCTGACGCTGTAGACGCAAACGCCTTCCCACTGGCCTCTAGCTTGGTGGAAGTCTACGCTGCCATTGACACGCTGATCAACCAAGACCATGACTTCCAGACCTTGTTCATTGACAGTCTGGATTGGCTTGAGCCAATGATTCAAGAGTATGTGTGCAAGCAGAATAACTGGAAGAACATTGAAGCACCAGGCTTTGGTAAGGGCTACGTTGCCGCCGCCGAGGAATGGCGTAACCTTCTGTCTGGCTTAGAAGTCCTGCGCTCTGCCAAGGGCATGGGCATCATCTTGATTGCTCACGACAAGATCAAGCGCATTGAAGACCCGCTGACCGAGGGCTATGACAGCCATGTGCTTAAACTGCACGACAAGGCCGCCGGCCTAGTTCAAGAGTGGGCAGATGTCATTGGTTATGCAGGCTACCGCATCTTTACAAGCAAAACCGATGCAGGGTTCTCTAAGAAAGAAACCAAGGCCACGACAACTGGCGAGCGCATCTTGCACGTTGAACCCCATCCGGCTCACTGCGGTGGTAACCGCTTTGGCCTTCAGAATATGCCGCTTGACTGGACGGCATTTCAAGCAGCGCTTACCCAAGCGCAATCTTGATCATTTCAGTTCGTAACTTTAACTTTTAGGAAATTTATCATGGCTCAGTTTAATTTTGACGCATCCCAAGTCGCCCCCCAACAGTCTTCAGGCCCACTGCCTGCGGGCGTTTATTTGGCTCACATTGTTGAGTCTGATGTTCGGCCTTTAAATTCTGGCAACGGCGAAGGCTTGAAACTCACCTTTGAAATCATCGATGGTCAGTTTAAAGGCCGCAAGGTTTGGGAGAATCTCAACATTCGCCACACCAGTGAAGACACTCAGCGCATTGCCCAAAGCCAGTTGTCTGCACTTTGCCATGCGGTGAACGTCATCAAGTTGATGGATACTGCTGCCCTGCACTTCAAGCCAGTTCGCATCAATGTGACTGTGCGCGAGGCAGTTGGGCAGTACAAGGCCAGTAACAACATCAAGGGCTATGAGGCCGCAGGTGGTGGCATCAGCGCACCAGCTACTGCACCAACTCCTGCGCCCACCCCTGTGGCTGAAGCCCCTACATGGCCTACCGCCGAACAAGAAGCCGCTAAGTCTAAAGCACCTGCTTGGGCTAGAAAATAATGGCTTTACTCCCACAATCAGTTTCTGATCCTGTGGCTGATGCCATCTTTGCCTTCTACAAGGCAAAGTTTGGCTCAGAGTTACAACGCCCCTA